CCCCAGTTCCGATCCCCCCCCTTCCCAGCCTGACACCAAACTGATCGAGCGTATGGCAGCGCTGGGCCTGGACAGCGACAAGGCGTCCGGGCTGATCGACCACTACAGTGCGGATCGGGTGCGGGCGGTGGTTCGGAAATGTGAGCTGCGGCTGCGGCCCGACGCACGGGAGTCGCGGATTGAGAAGCCCGACGGGTGGGTGGTGGCCGAACTCAAAAACGATGTGTTCAAGTTGGGCGTGCTGAGTGAGGCGGATGAGCTTGCCCTGAACGCCAGGCGAGACCCGTCTATTGTGGCATGGGGGGCACAGATCAAGCGGGATATGGAGCAGATGATTGCCGAAGATACGGCGCATGTGACTGAGAAGGCGATTGAACCGAGTGGGACGGGCCTTGATACGCAGGTCGCTGCGCGAATGACGGCCCGCGAGGTGTGGCGGACTGCACGACAGCAGCTCTCAGTGCAGGATCAGCAATTTAAGTCCTGGCTGGCGGATGCGCGGCTGCGGGACTATGCCTATATCGATGGCGTAGGGACATACACGGTGGCTGTGACACTGGAAAACGCTAGAACGCAAATGCAGCAGCGCTACTATCGAGGCATTGAGAGCGTCTTCAAGGGGCTGCAAAATGCTCCGGTGCGGATTGAATTTGAGGTGGAGACATGACGGAACTCACAGCAGGCAGCTTGTTCAGTGGGATCGGCGGGATTGATCTGGCGTTTGCCCTGGCGGGCTTTGACATTCTCTTTCAAGTTGAGATCGATGGCTTTTGCCAGAAAGTGCTGATGAAACATGGCCCGACATACTGGCCTCATGCAGAAATCCATGCCGATGTTTGCGGCGTGGGACGACACAACCTCCCTCCCGTTGATGCCCTCTTTGGGGGCTTTCCATGCCAGGACATCTCCGTTTCTGGCAAAGGCGCAGGTATTTCAATTGGCACACGCTCTGGTCTTTGGTTTGAGTTCAAACGCATCATTGGCGAGATTCGACCCCGCGTCGTGCTGCTGGAAAACGTCGCAGCGATCACTCGAAGAGACGGAATCAAAGTCATTTCTGACCTTGCCGAGATGGGGTATGACGCTAAATGGGGCATTGTATCGGCTGCCGACGCCGGAGCGCCTCATCGGCGTGATCGATGGTTCTGCCTGGGTCACACCAACAGCCAGCGATACATCCAATCGGATGCCCCCGGAAAACTTTATGATCACCAAAAACGGCACAATCCGCCATATCAACACCAAGGGGCAGCAATCATTCACGCGCCTCTCGCAGGTGGTGAAATGGTCAACCCCCACGGCCAACAACGCAAAGAACAGCACACTACCGCCGTCGCAGGCGATGCGAGATTCGTTAGCGGGCGAGATGCTGTCTCTTGGGCTGAAAGAGGACGGGGTGCGGATCAACCCCGAATGGATCGAGCAGTTGATGGGGTATCCAGGCGGATGGACGGACATCACCTCATGACGCATCGATGGCCCGTTGGCCCCAGTGCGCCGCAGCTCAGTCATGAAGCGCCGCGCATGGCACCGGGCAACGAGCACACGATTGATCGCATTCGCGCCCTGGGCAATGCGGTTGTGCCTCAGTGCGTGTATCCGATGGCGGTTGAGATTGCGGCGTTCCTGGGCGGTGGCTGATGACCTACAAACCATTCCCAGCCATCACGATCTATCAGCCCTGGGCCAGCCTGATCGCCTACGGATTCAAGGAATTTGAGACGCGTCACTGGCAGCCGCCGCGCCGTCATATCGGCCAGCTCATCGCCATCCACGCGGGCAAGCAGTGGGGCAGCAATCAGCAGCGCTGGCTCACCGCCTACACGCGGATTTTCCCTGAGATTGGCGAGATGCCTGTGCCGCTCGGCTGCATTGTGGCGATTTGCCGACTGGTGGAAGTGGTGCCCAGTGAGCTGCTGATTGGCACTGTCAATCCACGCGAGAAGGCGACAGGGAATTTCGAGCCAGGGCGATACGGCTGGCGTTTGGCGGTGGTGAGGCGGGCCGAGCCGCCGATTGACGCACAAGGCAAACAGGGTATCTGGATGTGGCAGCGAGCGGACGAAGCATGACCGACAGAAAAAAAGGATAAACAGCATGACTGAAGATGAATACACCGAGGCGATGAAAGACCGCCTCAACCAAGTCGATTTTCTGCTTTCGATCCTGCGCTATGCTGTCGCCGATTGTGCGTCTGAATATTGGCAGCGTCGGGCGCTCTATGTGGCCATTGAAAGTATACGGTCGGGGCTGGCGTCTAAATTAAATTCGGAAGAGCCCGCCACAACCCAATACGATTTTAATGAGGCGTGGGGCATTCTCTCTGCATGGGATGATGAGAGTGATGAGGATCAATGCGCCGAACGGATTGACCGGATTAAAAAGCGATTCGCCAAACGGCGCACGCCGAACGACACCAGTAAGGCATAGCATGACGCGCCTGTGCCCGCTCTGCCAATCGCCCAAGACAGGCGCTTCGCCCCTCTCTCACAAAAATTACGGCGAACGCGGACGCCTGGACATTGATTACAATCGCTGCCATGACTGTGGCGCGGCCTGGGAGACGCACGACTACGTGCGCGAGGACGTGATCGAAATCAAGGCCGTGCGGCGCGGGGATGGCAATCGTGTGGCCTGGGGTGATCTGCCCTCGCCGCTGTGCCAGGGCTGCCAGAGCTCCGATGTGAATTGGCTGTATGAAGATGGACGCTGGCGGCAGCCGGGCGTGGGCATCCTGCGCTATGAGTGCCAGGCCTGCGGCGAAATCTGGCAGGAGATGGCCCGTGACGACGACGGGCGACGGGTGGCGCGGCGGGTGTATCGGGCGGGGCATCAATAAGCAGCTTTCTACAAAGCGCCAATATTCCTAATCGGGATATTGGCGCTTGACAATTATGCATGATAGCGCGTATAATTAGGTATCGAATGAGCAACACCCAGCAACACCCAGCAACACCCGCAACACCCAGCAACACCCGCAACACCCAGCAACACACAGGTTTGCGCCCTCCCTGAGATCAGGGCGCAAAAATCGGCCTACGGGCCAAAAGGAAAACCTCATGCAGCAGATGCAGCAGTACGAACGACTAAACGAGCAAATCGAGAGCGTCTTCGAGATGCAAAGTAGCTGTTTTGCAAAGGGGGAATCGGCAGACTTTGCCGACGATTTTGGTTTCAATTTGGCTCGGCGGATCCTGGGCGATTTCAAGCTCAGAATTGACGCCTATGCTGACAATGCGTTTGCATTGTCAGACAAGCAGGTCGCCTTTATCGAAAAGGCGATCGAAGTAAATCGCCAAGGATTTGAGGAGCTCCTGGACGCTGCGGCGGCAGGAGAGAGAGTCAAGATCGCGGCTGAGGCCGCATTTATCAGCGAGTTTTTTGAGGGGGCAGAGATGCCCGATGATTTATATCGGGCAGCACGCCAGGTCGTTCGCGGACAGATCGGACGGTTCGAAGCCAAATTGTGGCTCGCACGGGAACGTGCGGCCCAGGATCAGCGGGCCGCTGAGTACGATGTTTACGGGGCCGCCGATCAGGGCGGCCCGTTCCCGAACCGCCACTGGCTTGAGTGGCAGTTCGCGTAATCACAGCAGCACCCAGCAGCACCCGCAGCACACAGCATCACCCAGGTTCGCGCCCTCCCTGATTTAAGTAGGGCGCGATGATCGGCCTACGGGCCAAAAGGGAAATTAAGATGAACGAAAGCAAGAAAATCCTCGTAGCAGGTGACGACGCCTACGACGCCGAATACGCCGCCCTCGCTGACGCCACTGACGCCGCCGCAGCAGCGGACGACGCCGCATACGAAGCCGAACGTGCCTACTACGCCGCAAAAAATGCGGCATTTCAGAGTGCTATCGAGGGCGGACAGGAGTTCTTCCTGGCGGATAAGTGGGGACGCTACGCGGGGGAGGCTGAGTTGCAGCCGTACTACACGTTCGTAGTGTTCCCCACAAGCGACGGCTTCGAGCTGTGCCCACTCCCCATATTTGGGGCGATGATGCATGTCGATTCCGCCGATCTCGGACTCTACGAGTCCGAGGGGGCAGTCCGTGCAGAGAGCATCGAATCTGCGCTGGCGCGGGGATTCGGGGCACAGTACGCAGGCCCGGCGTACTGGCTGGAGTACTCTGTCGGGTGGACAGTTCTGTCCCCCGAAGCCGCCGCCCTCGCCGCGGCGGACGATAACACGCTGCCAACGATGGAGGCGGATGATAACACGCTGCCAACTCCTTGGAAGTGGAGTGAAGACAAGTGGGGGAAAGAAGAGCTGGAGGCCACGCCATACGGTGTCGCACTCCGCAAGCTGCGGAATGCCCCGCAGCCGCTGGACGAAGACGACGCCGCTGACGCCGCCTACGACGCGGCAGTTGACGACGCAGCTGAGGTCGACGCTGCTGCGGCGGCGGCCCGTCTCGCCGCTGCTGACGCCGATTCGCTGAACAAGCAGAATGTAGTTCTCGTGGGTCGTCACATGTCAGTCCTCCCCCCAGAGGTGCGGGTTATCAGCCAGGAAAATATTACCTGGGCGCTAACCCGCCAGGAGTGCCAGGAGCAATTGGGCGTTTTGATCGCCCAAGCCCGCGAGATAAAATGCGGGATCTTGTTCCAAAACATTCCAGGCACGCTGATGTGTGCCATCGTGTCCCAGGGGACGTCTACCGTCCCGATGGGCGTTATCATCAGTGTCCCCGGCCCGCGTAGTGCGAATATCGCCAAGTCGTGGATGCTTCCAGCGGCAGTTTATGCCGATGGAAGCGGGAAGGGGGCGGACGAAGTGCGAGAAATGATCCAAGAGGTTGTAACACACACCAACGGGCGGGCGAAATTTGCCCCGTCTGCCCCTGGCGAGGTGGACGGCTTCACCGTCACGGTTGATCCCGTGACGGAGTTCCAATTTTCTCACATTGAATGGCTGTGGGAATAATCAAGCAAGCCCGCCTCGCAACCGAGGCGGAAGTGGCCGCCGCCGCTGACGACGAATAGCAAGCAGGCCCGTCTCGCAACCGAGGCGGGCATTTTTTGCCGATTGAGACCTACGGGTCAAGGAGATGGCATATGGATATAAAAGAGTTTATCAGCCTCACAGACGCGGCTGGCATTGCAGGGTGCAATGCCAGCACGCTGCGCTGGGCTATTAAGCGGGGCAAACTGGCTGCCGTAAAGTTCGGCAAGTCGTGGGCCGTCAGCCGTGCCGACTTGCAAGTCTGGATCGATGATCCTGCGATGCATACGACGGGGGTCAAGGCGGGGATCAAGGCGGGGATCGATGAGCAACGATCCTGAAGACAAAGGGGCCGACCTGCTGGCGACGTGGCAGGCGACAGGGGATGTGCCTTTGAAATTCCCGATTGCACACGATGTGAATCGCGGGGATTGTGTGTATCTGGATGCCGAAACTGAATGCTATCAGAAGGTGACGAAAGGCTCCCCTTTTCACGGCCTATTCGATGGCTACGCGGTCATTATCTTTCTGATAATCAACGACAAAGAACTGTTCCTCCGTCACAGCCTGATTGACGGGCAGATGACACCGGGCGTCTGGAAATCAGGCGATTAGCGCAGATAGGCAATGTCCTGCGAAAGTGTGTGAAACGCGTCTGAAAAGGGCGCGTTTTGCGTTTGGGGGCGAAAATGATTGTTCTAAGGGCGCGTTACCTGATTTATAATAAAGGTAAATGAAGATGGGGCATTCCGATGGAATTGCAAATATTGAGGGCCTTCTGCCAATTGGAGCGCAGCGAGACGCGGGTCTATCCCTGGATGATCCAGGGCCAGATTGATTACCCGTTGTGTGAGCAGACGGTGCGGCGCAAGCTGGTCGATCTGTGGCGGCGCGGTAAATTGATCCGCCTGGGCGAACGCAAGGGCTATATTCTGAATCGGGTGTGAACAGTTTTGAACGCTTGATGGGGCGTCCGTATGGCAAATGCACGAACAACAAAAACGGCGGTGATCGCCGCGATTAAAGGCAGCCGAGGGGTGAAAAGCGCGATTGCGCTGCGCCTGGGCTGTGCGAGAAATACGCTGTACAACTATCTGGAACGCTGGCCCGATTTGAAGACACTGCTGGATGATGAATCGGAGGCGCTGGTGGACAATGCCGAGATCATGCTGGCGGTGGCGGTGGCGGCGGGGGACATTCGGGCGATCACGTTTACGCTGGCGACCAAGGGCAAGACACGCGGCTACAGCCAGCGCACCGAGATCACGGGGGCGGATGGCGGCGCGTTGATCATTGCGCCGGATGTGCTGTCGGCCATGACGCGGCTGGGCCTGGAGACAAGCGATGTGGTGCGCGAATTTGAGGCGCTGATTCGCATGAAGGCGGCACAACGATGATCGCAGCGGAAATGTCATCACGAATTTGCTATGGGATGGAAATCGCGCCTGAATATGTGAGCGTGGCGTTGCAGCGCTGCGCGGATATGGGCCTGTCGATTGGCAAGGATGAGGCATGAGTGCGGCGGCGGCAGGGATTGCGGCGGAATTATGGGGAAGATTAGACAAGGCAGGCGCGGACAAGGCAGGCCTTGTCCCTACGGGCTTGATAGAAAGGGAATTATCGCCAGAGTATGAGAGCCTGACGGCGTTCAAAGCGGCGGTCTATTCGCGTTATCAGCACGCCAAACACCTGGCCCTGCTGGATCAATATTTAGAGCAGGTCGCGCGATATGTGGAGACAGGCGGCAGAGAAGGCATTGGGCGGTTGATCATCGCCATGCCACCGCGACACGGAAAGACATTGACCGTCTCCAAATTATTCACGGCGTGGTATCTGGGGCGCAACCCCGCGCACCGGGTGATGGCGGTGAGCTATGGGCAGGGCCTCGCCAACAAAAACAGCCGCTTCGCCCGCAATCTGATTCGATCGCAGGCGTATCGGGGTATTTTCCCGTACACGACGCTGGCGCAGGGCAGCCGCTCGGTGCAATCGTGGGATATTGAGGACACGAGTGGCGAGGGCGGGATGGAGGCATTGGGGATTGGCGGCGGGGCGGCTGGCAAGGGCGCTCACATCCTGGTGATGGATGATCTGGTTAAAAATCGCAAGCAGGCCGAATCGATCACGTATCGGAATAACACCTGGGACGCCATCCATGACGATCTGCTGACACGTCTCGCGCCGGGCGGGGCTGTGATTTTGATGGCAACACGCTGGCATCAGGACGATCCAACGGGGCGCTTTCTGAAACAAGAGGCGGATAAATGGACGATCTTAAATCTGCCTGCTTTGGCGATTGAGCATGATGCGCTGGGGCGGGCGGTGGATGAGGCGTTGTGGCCGGAGCGATTTGACGAAGCCAATTTGCTCGAGAAAAAACGCAGTCTGGGGCCGTATGGCTGGACGAGTCTGTATCAGCAAGACCCGAAGCCATCGGAGGGCGGCATCCTGAAAAAGGCATGGTTTGCGCCGTATGTGCGAACCATCCCGGAAACGGTGCGGATTGTGCGCTATTGGGATCTGGCGATGTCATCGAAAACGGGGGCGGATTATACGGTGGGCCTGAAAATGGCGCTGGGCAAGGATGGGCAGCATTACATCATCGACATTGTGCGCGAGCAAGTGGAACTGTCTGACCTGACCAAACTGCTGGCTGATGTGATGCTGGCGGATGGGGTGGGTGTTATGCAGGGATTGGAATCGGCGGGGTATATGACGCGGGCGATCCAGGCGGTGGCGAAAGATCCGCGCTTAGCAAAACATATTATCAAGGGCTACCCGGCGCATAACGACAAGCTGACGCGGGTGCTGCCGTTTGCATCACGAGCAGCGCTCAGCCTGATCCGCGTGAAAGCCGAACGGTGGGCCGATGCCTATATTGATGAATTGGCGGCGTTTCCAAATGGGGCGCATGATGATCAGGTGGATGCCAGCAGCGGGGCATGGGACATGATCAATGAAGAACCGCGCAAAGCGCCGAGCGGCGGATCAGTGCCCTGGGCGTATTAGAGGGGCGCGATATATCCCCCCCTCTCGATGCATGATGGAGGCATTCATGAAGGCAGGGAGAAGGCGCGGCGGATGGACAGAACAATCACACTCAATTTGACAGCGGAAGAGGCGACGCAACTGCTGGGGAAGGCCATGAGCGAGATCAGTGAAAGCTGCTGGGGGGCGGGCTGGCGAGACGGGACAGAGGATGCTTTGCCGCCGCTGATCGCCTTAGCGGTGGCGACAGGCGAAAATCAGGAGTGGGGGCAACTGTGGATCTGGACGCAAGATGCCAATCTGATCATGCAGATAGCGGACGCCCTGGGGCATTGGGCGACATTGGGCCTGCACATTGACGGGCCTGAGTACCTGCCGTATCAGCCCAGACAGGAGGGCTAAATGCTGACCGACATTCAAACGGAACTTAAGGGGTTGGTGCGGCAGTCCTGGGCCAGCGATGTCCAGTCCTGGGGCGAACGGGTGGCCTTGTATCGGCAGTATGCGGCGGGGGATCATCGGGCAAAACTGACGACGCAGATGCGGGCGATGCTGCGCGTGTCGGATGATCGGCTGGATCGATTCAATGCCAACTACTGCGGTCTGGTGATAGAGGCGATGAGTGACCGCCTGATCGTCACCAGCATTGAGGGCGGCGATCAAGCGGCTACTGCGTGGGCGAAGGGCCTGCAAGAATCGAACCGCTTTGACAGCCTGCAAATGGATGTAAATGAGGCGGCGTTGAGGGATGGCGACACCTTTGTCATGGAGGCGTTTGACGAAGAGACGAAAGAGGTTCTGTGGGTGCACGAGCCTGCCTATGACGGCGACACGGGCATCATCCCGGTGTACGACCGTATGCGGCGCAGGATGCTGGCGGTGATCAAAGTCTGGTATGAAGGCGATGCGCGGCTTGCCAACCTGTACAGCAAGGGTGCGATCAAGAAATACATCTGGGAAGGGACGAAAGAAGCGCCTGCGCCTCAATTCAAGCAGCGCGACGAGCCTGCTGACTGGACGGATGTGCGCGGGGCGGCGCTGGGCGTGCCATTTGTGCATTTCAAAAATCGACCCTCAACATCGTCATGGCATGGTGAGAGCGAACTGGTGAATGCGATCCCGTTGCAGGATGTGCTGAATCGCACGATCACGAGCATGGTGATGGTGGCTGAATTGAGCGCCTTCCCGATCCCGATTGCCAGAGGCTTCACCCCGCCCGCCGCGCTGATGCCAGGGGCCTGGATCACGATTGGGGCGGTGGATGGGCTGACGAAAGATGTCCAGGTGGGGGTGGACGTGCTGCCGCAGGCGAGTTTAGTGCCCTTCATATCAGAAGCTGAATTCACCATCAACCAGATTGGCAGCGTGACACAGACGCCGCTGCTCTCAAACATGGGGGGCAGCTTATCCAGTGGTGAGGCATTGAAGCAGCGCGAGACGGGGCTGATCGGCAAGACAAGGCGCGCCCAGACGCGGTTCGGCAATGCGTGGGAGGACGTGGTGCGGCTGGCGGCGCGGCTGCAAACGGCGTATGGCAATAAAGCGCCTGAGTCAAAGATCTGGCGGGCGGTGTGGCAGGACGCCTCGCCACGCAACGACAGCGAGGTGATCGACAACGCCCTCAAGGTGCGCGAGTTGGTGGGGGACGAAGAAACGCTGAACCTCATCGGCAAGGTTTTGGGCTACGATCAGGCCAAAATCAAGATGATCCTGGCGCAGAAGGACGCGGCGGCAGAGAAGAGCCTGAGTCAGATGCCGCTACCGGGCTTCGAGAATTTTGGGCGCGGAACGGACTTGAATGAGGCGATTAACCCCACCTCCAGCCCCTCCCCACTTCGTAGGGAGGGGGGCAATGCCCAGGTGATTGATCCGCAGGCGATTGAGCAGGCGCTGGCAGCCTCGGCCTGAGATAACGGGCATTCTATCAAGCCCCCACCCCACCCCCGACCTCTCCCGACTGCGTAGGGAGGGGAGATATGGCGCGTTAGAGGATGGGGTGCGGGCATAGACTGTAGGCAGCAATCAGCGGAATTTTATGAGGAGCAGGACAATGGCAGATGTAGCCGTCACCGCCGCAAGCGTTTTGAAAAGCACAACCTCATCGACAGACCGGGGCACCGCCGGAGCAACGATCACAGCGGGACAGCCGCTGTACAAAGACGCGACTGACAGCTACAAACTCAAATTGGCGATTGGCACCAGCGTGGCGGCCTCAGCCTGTGTGGGCATTTCCCTGCACGGAGCCGCCAGCGGCCAGCCTGTGGAATACGCAATTGAAGGGCCGTACACCTCTGGGGCGACCCTGACGGTGGGGCAAACGTATGTCGTGAGCGCGGGTGCGGCGGGCGGCATTGCGCCGATCAGCGATCTGACGACGGGCGGGTTCCCGACCCTTTTGGGGGTGGCGACGACGGCCGCCGTGCTGAAGCTCAGGATCAGCGCATCGGGGGTTGCCAAGCCGTAGAGCAACCCCACCCCCGGCCCCTCTCCATAAGTGGAGAGGGGAGATAAGATAGGC